TTGATCTTTACCAATAGATGTTCAAGTATTTTTGCTTCCATCATTCACCTTTCTTTGGTTCAGGCTTCTTAGGTTGTTTAGCCTGTTGCTCTGCTTGACGTTTACGAATCTCATCCATCTGCTTGGCGGAATCTGCCGCAATTTGCATACGCTGCATTTCTTGAGACGCTCTCATGCGAGCCATCTGTTGTTGCTCAGCCAAACTCTGCTCATGTTTTTGCTGCAACATCCTTAAGTTAAGTTGATGCTGTTGCTCTTGCTGAGTTAAGCTTTGCTCATGTTGTTGCGCCGCAGTCTGAAGATTTTGTTGTGTCTCAGCAATCTTTGCGTGCTCTTCAATCGCAGGATTAGGCCCAGCTTTTTGTTGTGCTTGTTGTGCTTTAATCTGCAACTCAGCCTGTTTGATTTGTAAATCACCCTGGACTTTTTGCGCTCTGGTCTGTGCATCCATTTGTGCAATCTGCAATTCTTTCTGTTGCATTTGTACCAAAGGATCTTGAGCTTGTTGGGCTGCTTGTTGTTGTGCCGCCTGTCCTTTGCTTTGTGCAAGAACCTGTTGCGCCGCTTGTGCAGTGAGCTGAGATATCTGCACTTCCAACTCTTTAGGCATATCAACATCTGGCTCTGGCAACATAGCACCAAGTTGTTGTTGAATCTTATTCCTATATTGGAAAGCCAAGTGTTCAGATATATGCGCCATGATTGCGGACTGCATCTGTTGTCCCATAGGACTTTGACCAACCTGCGCCTGAAGCAAAGGATCTTGCATCATCGCTTGGTGAACCGCAATATGCGCATCGTGATCTTGATACATAAACGCTTTGGTAGGTTTTCCTTTTAAGAAAGCCATGTTCTCTGAGATTGGATCTCTTGGTTTTTGATCGTCTTCAGTTGGAACAATGTCCTCGGCGTTCGGTATTCCAATTACATCTAACATCTGTCTATGTAACTTGGGAAGATTATAAATTTGGGGCGCTTGCTGTGCCATCTGCATTGCAGCTTGGTACTGCATAAGCCTTTGCGCCATCGTAGAACTGTTAGGATCACTGACGGGTATGACTTCAACCAAATCATAATCGCTTTGCTTTGCGCTTTTATCCGCCTTCTCTGGATCATATTCATAATCTTCTGGTGCAAAGTCACGGATCATTGGCTTGAGCAGTTTGAATTCCTGCTTCATAGAGTAATGAACCCTGGCTTGTACCGCACTCATGGTCTTAAGCTGTCTCTCTAAGAGAGCAAGCGTAGTTCCTACTGGAGCATTGGCTGACATATCGCTGATATTCATGTCAGCAATTGATCCAAGCTTCCTTGCCTCGTCAGTAATCGTAGCAAGTAGCGAAGCCAACACTTGACTTGGCTCTTTGTACGGCAAAGTCATGATGTTGTCTTTGATTGACCCGCCAGGAACGTCTACATCCCTAAATTCCCCTGGTGCAATTGGTGTATCGTCCCCTTTTACACGCAAACCTCTGGCTTTTAGACCGCCAGGTAAGTTAGCAAGTGATCCTGCGTCCACCAATTGGCGAATAATCATCGTTCCAGCCCTGGCATAACCACCAATCAGGTGAATTAAACCAAATCCGTACGCTCCAAACCCAGGAATGTAGGTATATTGGATGAAATGCTGACGCTTAAGGAACTTTTTATCGCCCTTTTCCCAGTTTCTACGGATAGAAAGTACCTTTCTTGACCCTCTTTCTATCGTAATCACATAAGGTTTTGGTATTTCATCCTCATCCTCATCCCCTGGCATGACACAATCCACATGAATTTCAGCCAAGTGGTATCTATCGTCATCCGTTATAGAGTATCCAGACTCATCCGCCTTCTTCTTTTCGATATCCGTGGGTATATGCATGGGTTCACCCAGCTCTATATCCCTGTAAAACCCAGCAACTTGTAGTTTATGGATTTCGTTTTTGGTCTTTCTCATCAAATGAGTGACCCGCTCGCAGTGCATCACCCCACTTGACCCATACGGCATGATCAAATCTTCTGCGCCTACATACATAGATACAGGTCTACCCAAATTTAAGTCTGGATAAACTTTCTTAAACGCAGATCCAATCAATCCTAGATTAAGCAAAAGCCTTTCATGCTCTGGTCGATACTCTGGCATCTTCTCTACCAGATAATAGTTCATGTGGTTTTGAACCCGCATGGACGCTTCCATCTTGAGGCGATCTATCGCCCCCATAATTTCCGTCTTTACTGGGCCAGCCGCAGGAAACGTTTCAGTAATCGTTTCTGCTTGGAAACGAATGGCAGCTTCTGTGAGCACCGTGCTAAATACACCACAAGCGCCGTTCCAAGGTTCCGTTCTTTCTTCATATTTCATCCCCAATACTTCAAGACCTTTGACATATGTTTCAGCCCAGTCCTTGCGGGAATGGACATCCTCATCCACTTCTTCTATCAACTTGCCCGCCAAAGATTGGAGTTCACCCTCATCCATCTCTTCAGCCAAGTTTGCATCAAAGTCATTCGACAGTTCATGGTGTGGCATTAGATCAATTTCAATTCCACCAATGCCAACCTTCACATCTTCTGGATCTTCTACTTCAATTTCTATATCAGGCTCAACCGTATTGAGTTGAGGTACATTTGAATACAATGCTTTATCTAACATATTAAATCCTTGTAGGCTGCTCGCCCTCTAATTTATAAGCGTTTATTTTTTCAAAATTTACTTCTGGCATAGCCAATCTCATTCTCATCTTGTGAAGATAATAAGATTTTTTTACATACTTATAACTGTTAGTGTTGAAATCATATTGAACACCTTCTGGTATTTCCAAATTATCTGTTTTTATGTCGCTATAAGATCTATCTTCCAATTGCTCAGAAGTTAAATATGTATCTCCCCATTCACGAACGTAGTCGGATGCAAATTGAGGTTTAACTCTCCATACGATTTGTTTTCTATCGTTTTCATCTAGCTCTTTAAAACCTTCATAGAAATTTTTTGCCAGCATTGCTTCGGCTTCTTTGGCTGTATATCCTTCTACCGCATAAGCCAAGGTGTCGTATGAAATTCTAATTACCTGCGCATCTCCAGCAGAATCTAAAGCCTTCAATGAAGCATCTGTAAAAAACTTATTTGCATCATGCCTTGGCAAGTCCATAAATGCCGTGGGTTCACCCATGACACAATAAAATTTTGACTCCATCCATTCAGTCAAACTTCTTGCGCAAGTAGGGCCGCTCCATTCAGAATAAACAACTGGCGCAGCCAGTGTGATTGCGCCCGCACCAATTGTCTGTAAAAAACTTCTACGCTTCATATTCACTCCTAGTAATACGCTTTCTTGCGTCTGAAATATTTAGGTTCATCTTCCTCATCGCTTGGAAGTCTTAAGAACCCACCCTGCCTAAACCTGATCAACGCCTGACTTGAGCTATCTACATAGTCATCATGTTCCGCATTTGGAAACCGTGCCATCTCTTCAATCAAATCATCAGCCCATCTCTTATCAGGCGCCCACACTTTTCCTGAATTAAATAAATCAGCCACGCTATTTAAACGTACAAATTTATCATTGCCACGAGTAGGAGTGTACTCCGATACAGGTATTCCCATAGACCTTAATTCAAACACCAGTGGCGCACCAGCCGCTTTAGCCTCAACAATAAACGCATCAGGTTGCCATTCTTTATATCCCTCTAGCGCCGCTTTCTTTAGTGCAGGAAATTCCAATTTATCTCTATACGCATCAAGGAGAATAATATGCTTATCGGTCGGATCTTCATTTAAACTAAACACACCCCAAGTCGTACACGCAGAATAGTCCGCCCGCTCAGATTTTGTAAACGCCGTATCCCAACTCTGAATAATAAAATCACAAGGAGGCGGCATCTCACTCTTCCATCTCTTCCACGACTCCCGCTTAATAATCGCACCCTCTTCACCAGTCGGCTGCTGCTGATACTGGGCGTTCCATTTATAAACACCAATCTCTTCCTTGACCGACATCAATTCTTTGAGCGGCCAAAACTCAGGCCATAGCGGATTACCTGACGGCATAATCGCAGGTAACTCAATTACCTCCCAATCCTCCCCCGCCGCATTTCTTAATATCTTTCCCGTCAAATCTTTATCCGACCAACGGGTCATCACAATTACTATCCTTCCCCCTGGTTGTAAACGCTGCCTTGGCCCAGACGTATACCATTCAAACACGGAATCAAAAACAGTTGGATCACCCTGGGCTAATCTCGCCTCCTGTTCCGAGTGAGGGTCATCAATGATCATCAAGTCCGCACCCTTACCCGTCATCGTACCGCCCACGCCAATCGCTATATATTCACCCTGAGCATTGGTATTCCACTTACCCGCGGCCTTACTATCCGCCGCAAGTGCTATGCCAGGGAATATAGAATCGTACTGCTCGCTATCAACAAGATTCCTAACCTTACGACCAAACCCCACCGCCAAGTCCGCCGTGTTACTAGACTGTATAACTTTCTTATCAGGATAATTCCCCAAGAACCAAGACGGCAAAAGATAGCTTGCAAACTCAGACTTAGTATGCCGAGGAGCCATATTGATAATAAGACGTTTAAGATTGCCATGTACAACCTCCTCAAATTTCTTAGCCATCACAGCGTGGTGTCTTCCGTGCACAAACCCAGGCCACATAAATTTTACATACTCTAAAAAATTAGCCTGACACTTCTCCCTCGTCAACGCTTCCTTATACTGCGTCATCTGCTTTAAAAATTTCTCCTGCTCATTCACAGGCAACTTAGACAACAACTCTTCAATCTGCGACATCTAATTTCCTAAAGTTTATATACACTGGCCTGACACTCCTCTCCATCCCCTTCATTTTCTTCAATACGCCAAGCTTTATCAGCCGCTCTATTATTTCATGCGTACTCCCCAAACTCCTACTATTCCTGTACTCCATCACCTCCCGAACTGTCGGGCCATATCCATACTTTTTCCAATACTCATCAATAAATATAAATACGTTTGCTTGGTTCTTTGTCATCTTAAGTTCTAAACACTCTTCGTAATTTAGATCCTTTTTGCTTGCAATCATTTTAGTATTTAATACTTTCGTGGGGGGTGACGCACAACGTTTAGTGTGACCCCCTAAAATAGTTCTAATTAAACGCTTTCTTTTGCGCTCCATTAATATTAAATACTTACTAACTTGATCCATCGTTTTGCTCCTCAGTCCTAAAGTCCTGCATTTTTTTTATATATTTTTTTTGGCTATGCTGATTTAATACCAAGGGGGTCATCCTCTATGGATGGTGATTGAGGGAGTGGAATAGTATGCTGTGAAGCTGGGGGACTTTTGTCTGAATTTGGGGGGGTCGGGGTGGGGTGGGGTTGCCCAGCGCAGGGAAAGTTTTCCGATGCCTCGCCTTCTAGCTCGGGATTGTTTTCTTCTGTGGTTTGGGTTAGCTCGGACAGTAGTGACGATGCATCTCTTGCGATGACATCTTCTGCATTGGTGTTCATCAATGAGCCGATCTCTTTGAGGATCTTTGCCTTGATGTCTTCTGATGAGTGGATCACCTTTGATTCTGTTCGGTGGGTGAAGAGCGATACTTCTGTCATCGTGCCGATTGTCTTGGCACATTGCACACGCACGGCAGGAGATGTATCGGGGTTCGTGATGACTTCAACCAGAGAACTGATTGCCAATGAGCGAAGCCCTTCAGCCGTTTGGTATTTCATGACCTCATTAGCTCGTTCGATGGCATCTATTGTCGCTTGGATGTCTGTGCGGTTCTTGAGTTGGTAAGCGTTGTTTGCCACAGTTGATGCCTTTGCTTTGGTGTTATATGCTTTTCGGTAGGCATGAGATCCCTTCTCTCCTTTCGCTATTTCTTCTGCAAAGCGTTTTTGTTTTGGGGTCAAGCCTTTTCCTAGACCTCCTAAGACATCTACAAAGGGATTTTCTTTTAGTGTTTCTCTTACTGATTCTCTTGTCATGATTGAGCCGTTTCGCTTCGCTAATAAGGGCGGATCTTACAGGAACAAAGCCCGAACATCAAGCCCCCACAGAGGAGAATTAAAAAAAACTATCAATTGCTGCAAATTGGTAGAAAAATATCATCGCCATAAAGTATTTACAAATCAACCAAAGACCCGATAATAACGCTATGCAATATGAAAACACAAGCAATGTATTGCATCAATATCAACAACCAAAGGGAGCACCATGACGGAACAACAAGCCTACAAGGAGATTCAAGAGATACACGATCAAATCGACTCAACCAAAACTAGCCCAAAATTTACCTACATCAATTCAAAGACAGGAGCAAAGGAACTAAAACCAAACGGAGAAAACAAGATTAAAAAACTTAGAGAAAAAATCATTCACTTAGAACAATTCATTCAGGAGCAATAAACATGACAGACGAACAACTACTTCAAAACAAAAAATGTGATGCGTTCAGACGATCAGCGAATCGCATGGAGAGAGCAAACGCAGGAAGCTTTGCAATCGCTATTGCACAAGCTTACTACTATGCAGACTTGAACAATGCCAAAAGGTTGGAGGAGTCATTCTCTGATCTGTTTCAGCGTTTCATGTCACCCGAGGAATTGAATTTATTTAAAGCTTGAGGAGACTTTAATAAACCATTCGCCCGAGTGGTTTATTGAGGCATTTGCCTACAACAAAAAAGGAAACAAAATGAACCAATCAATTCTGATCGAAGTTAAAGACCAATACGGAGCACAAGTATTTCATCCTGTTTGCCAAGTGTCAAAACTGTTCGCCCAATTGGCACGAACAAAAACGCTCACAAACGATTCTTTGAAAACTATCAAGGAATTGGGCTACAAGATCGAAATTAAAGCACCACAATATTCAATCTAAAGTATTCAAAAGGACTAAAAATGTACATCCCACGCATTGCCCTCAATCTTGTTGACAAGAAAATGAAAGACGGATTTCCGTATCACCTTGCCTTGTTTTCTGTGTCTGATCGCTTTGATTTGGACATGACAGAGCTTCGCCAAGCACACGAGAGACGATCACGCATCGGTGAATTGATTGATGATGGGCTTCTTGCCGTTGGCATGGTTGCCGTTTTCGCTTTCCCTGTTATTTTCTACTTTTTCGCCAAAGGATAAAAATGCAAAACTTATTTGAACAATTTCAAGGTGCAGATTTGGACAGGCTTACAGATTGCATCCAAGCAATCAGAAAAGCAGGGTTGCAAATCGACAAATACACCCAAGCAGGAATAAACGAATATTCGGGAAATGTTTGGGTGGCTTCTGAGGATTGGGTTGGTTGTGTCTATTGCTCGATTGGGTTTGATGTGCAATGGAGTTACTCTTGCCCCGAGTGCGGAGAGGAACACGATTTTGATACATATCAAGAAATGGAAAATTACACAGACCTTTACGAATCACAAGCTTGTGAATCTTGCCAAAAGGTTACGGAGGAAGCATGAAGCACACAGAACACGAATATTTTGAAGCAGGATACAAATACGAAAAGAACAAGATCGGGGGCGATGTCCTCCGCAAAATGATCGAAGCCGAAAGGATCGAGGACAGAGACGAAGCAAGACGAATGATTGAGCAAGGCAGATTGGAGGCTAGAAAATGAAAACACTTTTAAAAACTGATTCAGGCAAATTTTATTTTGTGTTCGATGGTGTTCAGATTGAAGACCCTTTGAGTTCATCATGCGGACGATTTTATTACCACATGGATCACAAAAGCACCGAGGACATTCCAAGATCGTACGGCTTTGAGATTTGGAACACAGGCGGAAACTGTACAGGATGGGGTCAGGAATTTTTATTCGAGGGAAAAAAGTTAATCATGTTGATTACCAATAACAACCTTGGACATGAGATCGGAAGCGATGAAAAGGGCATTATTTCGATATTCGATGAGGATTGGGAGGAGTGCCTAGCCTCTTGGGTGATAGGTGATTCAGAACAACTTAGCAAATGAAAGGAAAAAAATGAAACTAAACCAAACACAAAAACAGATATTGACAGAAATGCTCTATGAATTCAGCGATCAGCACAAGCATGAGGACGGCTCAAAACTGATGCAGGAATTTGCGGAGTTGTGGCGGAAACTTTTACCATTATTAAAGGAGGATACAAAATGAAAGACCCATTATTTAAAGAAAGAGAAGTGTTCATTGCAGAACAAAAGTTTGTTGATGATCTTGCCGAAGATGCGCTTAATTCAGCTTGTGAAGTGATACAGGAAAAATTAGGAGTGACGGACGGAGGATTTGCAGGACATTTTTTTAGTGACGGATTTGTCAAAAATCTTTTAAAGAAATACATTGAGGAAGAAATGTACCTCAATGGAATCAGTTTTAACAATGTAATTTAAGGAGAAACAAAATGCCAAATTGGTGTAACAACGACTTAGTTTTAAGTCACAAAGATTCAAAAATGATTGATAGGGCAATTGCAGCATTTAATGAGGAAAAATTTTTTAACGAATTTGTGCCTCGCCCGATTGCTTTGGATTCTGACGATAACTTGTGGAAAGTGAATCCAGAATATTTCATGGAGCTTCAAGAGCTTAAAAAACAATTAAATATTAAACATTATGGCTATCCCTCTTGGTATGAGTGGAACTTGGCTCATTGGGGGACGAAGTGGGATTCAGGAGGTCAGGATTACATCATCAATCGTATTAGTGAGAACAAGATTGAATGTAGTTTTGATACTGCTTGGTCGCCACCCATTGATTTTTACAAGCGCATGGCTGAGCTTGGGTTTGAAATAGATGCTCAATACTACGAATGTGGAATGATGTTTTGTGGCTCATTTTATTACACGAGTGAGGACGGAATATCAGACGATCATTACACAATTGAAGAAGCGACCTCAGAATGGGTGTTGAAAAATATCCCCAAAGATATTGACGAAGCTTTTGCAATATCAGAACAAATGATGATGGACGAATTGGAGGTTGAAGAATGAA